TTTAATTTCTTTATATTCATGTGGCATAGTTTTTAAATGTTTTCCAAGCATATTACTTTCATACATATCATCAGTTGTTTCAATATTAATAAAAACACCAATCCAATTAGTTTCTTTTAATTTTTCAAAGATAGTTTTATTATTAGTATAATAATAACATTTATATTTCAATGATGGAATAATAGGAATTTTAAAAGCAGGATTATTATCACTACCTATAAAATAAGTATAAAAAGCTAAATTTAAATTTTCCATATTTAAATATATAAAGTTGTATTAATATCTTTAAATGGTCTTTCTGTAATTGGTAAAATATAATCAGCGAATAATTGTTTAACAAAGAAAAATGATATTTGGTCTTGAATACCACATTCTTGAATATGATTATACCAAGTAGAATTTAATTCTATTATTTTTTCATGTTTCATATTTCTTAATAAAAATGAACACGTGCAATGATATTTATCTTCATCAACAAATTTACCAGATGACATTTGATTTACTATATAATTAAAATATCTATTACAATCATTTTTATATCTTGGTTGATACATACTTAATGTATATTCAGACCATATATAATTATTAAGAGTCGGATGTTTTCTTAATATTAATACATATTTATCATTAATAAAATATTTTTGAATATGATTTTCAATAAATTCATCACTTAATTCAGGTAATTTATTATCTAAATAACATAAATAATCATAATCTTTAATTTCTTTATATTCATGAGGCATAGCTTTTAAATGTTTTCCAAACATATTACTTTCATAAATATCATCAGTAGTTTCAATATCAATAAAAATTCTAATCCAATTAGTATCTTTTAATCTTTCAAAGATAGTTTTATTATTAGTATAATAATAACATTTATATTTTAATGTTGGCATAACAGGAATTAAAAAAGCAGGATTATTATCACTACCGATAAAATAAGTATAGAAAGCTAAATTTAAATTTTCCATATTTAAAGGTTTATTTAAATCTCTTTAAATGTTTTTATAAATAATTTGGAAGTTTCTTTAACATCGACAATAGGTTTAGGATAATTAATATTAGGATATTGTTTAGTTTCCCAATTTAATATTATTTTATTTGATACATCTTTAAGTTCTGGTATCCATTTTTTTATATAATCACAATTATTATCAAATCTTTTCATTTGTAAAGTTGGAGAAAATATTCTAAAATAAGGTTGGCTATCTGTTCCAGTAGATGCACACCATTGCCAACCTCCATTATTTGAAGATGGATCATAATCAACTAATGATTTTGCAAAATGTAATTCGCCTTTTCTCCAATCAATTAATAAATTTTTTACTAAAAATGATGCAACAACCATACGACATCTATTATGCATCCATCCACATATTTTTAATTGTCTCATTGCAGCATCAACAAGTGGAAAACCAGTTAATCCATTTTTCCATTTTTCTAATAAATCATTATTATCATTCCATTTAACTTTTTCATATTTTTTAATAAATGATTGTCCAGTTAATACATATGGAAAATAATTTGTTATTATTGCATAAAAATCATGCCAATATAACTCTCTAATTATTCCATGTGTTAAAGGTAATGTATAATAAATTTCACGAATACTTACACAACCAAATTTAATATAAGCACTTAATTTAGTTGTTTTATCTAAATATGGATAATCACGTTCTGAATCATAATTATCAAATTTGCCAGATTTAAGTTTTTCTAATATAATTAATGCATTCTTTCTACCACCATTAACTAAAATAGATTTATTAGGTTTAGGTCTAATAAAATCAAAAGATGATAATGATTTACTGTTATTATCTTTAATAAATTTAAAAGTTTTATTAGAAATTAATGAACGTGGTTTTTTTAAAATACTTTTTTTATAAAATGGAGTAAATTTTAAATAAGGGTCTTTATTATCTTTAGTTATTTCACCCATATTATGAAGAGTATAATCTTCTTCAGATAAAATTTCTATTTTTTTATTATTAGCCCATTGATTAATAATATCATCTCTTTTTTTTGCATAAGGTGTATAATCTTTATTATATGCAATAACTTCAAATTTATATTTTTTATATATTTCATCTAAAATAGTAATTTCATTATCAGTATAATAATAATTCATAAAATCTAATTCATCTAAACATTCAAATAAAAATTGTGCTGAATTTTTAGAATAAAATTTATTTTCATTTTCATCAATTTGTTTTTTATTAAATATAAATATAGGTATAATATCCGATTTTGGATATTTATTTTTTACTAAATTTAATGATGTATTATCATAAGTTCTCAAGTCTCTCCTAAATATAAATAAAGTTTTCATATATTATATATATTATTATGAAACAATTATTATCTTTCGATATTGGCATTAAAAATATGGCATATTGTTTTGCTATTATTGATAATGACAATGATAATAAAAATAATTTTAAAATAAAAAAAATAGATAATATTAATTTAAATTGTAATAAACATAATATTCAAGGTTTAATTGATAATACTATTGAATTTTTAGATGATTTAATATTATCTACTTTAGGTATTGACAATAATGAAAAATTAATAATATTAATTGAATGTCAAATGACTTCAATAATGAGAACAATTCAAACTTGTATAAATACATATTTTAAGATAATTAATAAACATTTAAATTTAGATATAGAAACTATTTATGTATCACCTAAACATAAATTAAAAATAATGGATAAATTTAGTGATACAATAGCATCAAATAAATATAAACAGAATAAATTAGATGCTATTTATTATACAACTCATTTATTACAAACAATTTATAAAAATGATGATATATTAGCTATAATTAATTCACATAAAAAAAAAGATGATTTATGCGATGCATTTTTAATGTGTGTATATTATCATATACAATTAACTGAATAATTATTTATTTATATAATATAGAATAATAATGGGTGATGATATTATAACCGATAAAAAAGAAGTAAATGATTCAGTATCTGGAATTGGATTAATATTTATAATTTTAATATTTATATTTTCTTTTATATGGATTATAGCAGGTATTGCAGCATTTATAGCAGGTATTGTATGTTTATTTTATAGAGCATCTATTCAAGATAAAATAATAGGATTAATATTTGGAATAATTGCAGGTCCATTTTATTGGATATATTATATTTATAATATAAATTATTGTAATAGTAATATAATTCTTAATAATAATAATGGTTATAATTATAATTATCAATAAATATATTAATTATATATAGATTAACTATTTAAAGAATGCCTAGTACAGTATCGCCTATATCAACAAAAACTCCAATTGATAATTCAGAAGAAACATTAGGAGATTATATATATTTAATATTTTATACTTTATTTGTTTTAATATGGGTTATTGCGGGTATTTTTGGATTTATAACGAGTATTGTATGTTTATTTTTTGATTCATCTCCTGGTGAGAAAGTATTAGGTGTATTTTTAGGTTTTATAACTGGTCCATTCTTCTGGTTATATTATATATATAATATGAATTATTGTAATAAATATATTAATTAATAAGTATTAGCTATAGTAGTTAATTGTTTTATAACATTACTATTAAAATCGGTAATTTTATTAGTTTCAATTGCATTTGCTAAGTTTAGCCAAAATTTATCTAATTTAAATTTTTTATTATTTTTATTTATTTCACGACATTTTGAATATAACCATTTATATAATTTTAATTTATTTGAAATATTACAATTTTCTTTATTATATGGACATATCATACCTTTACCTAAATCATTTTGCATTGTTTCAGGTAAAACTTGATATATTTCACAAAATGAAACATAATTATATGGTTTGCATTGTATTTGAACATGTTTAAAATCAGTATATACATCACTATCATCAATAATTATTATTTCTGGATTTTTAGGTTTAATTTTATTTAATAAAGGGTCAATAGATTTTGAATAAGTTTGTAATTTTTTATTTTTAAATTCTTTACATTCTTCTCTTGTAAAAACTGGTCTATTTAATTTAATATTATTTTCTTTTTCTATTAATTTTATTTGAATATTTGCCCAATCTTTACTAGATGCGGTATAAACATAAAAATATACATCATTTTTATATATTTGTCTCATTTTATTAATAAAATAAACAAAATAAGGGCGAAGTAATTTTGATTTTTCATTATAATAAGGTGATAATATTTTATTAATATTTATTAATTGTTTGCCATTATTCATTATTTTAGATATATTATATAATTGTAATTGATAACTGCAATCACCTATAATTGTACTATCCAAATCAATAATAAATACATATTTTTTCATTATTTTATCTGTATAATGTTTAGAATAAAAATGTTTAAAAATACAAATAATATTAAATTAACTCAAAAAGAAATTTGTGATAAATGGTTAGTTAATAAAACTGTTAATCCTGAAACATCACGCAAAATTAAAGAAAATGGAGTTGTATATAAGGAACTATTAAAATTATGTTCCTTAAATCAAAAAGAATTATGTGATAAATGGCTTGCGAATAAAATGGTTAATCCAGAAACATCAAGAAAAATTAAAATGTCAGGTGCAATTTATAAAAATTTGGAGAAAAAATGTTATGTTGATTTTATTAAATCATCAGATAAAGAAGATTTTCATATGAACCGTATTAAATATTATTATAAAATTAATAAATATATTTTGAAATTAAAAAGTATTAATAATTGTTTTAAATTAAATAAAATTGGAACTGATATTTTTATAGATAAAAAATTAGATGCAAATAATTATTTATCATATTATAAATCTAAAAATAATAAATTATTAATAAAAATTAATGAAAATGAACAAGAAATAAATATTCAAAATAAATTAAGTAAAGAAGTTATTAAATTAAATTGTCATCATTTTCATAT